ATGATTGTGCTGCCGCACCTCCCGGGTCAGCTCATCCAGCCGGGTATCCGTCACCGCCTGACGGACAGCCCCGGCTTTTTCATTTTTCCGGGCGGTGGCAAGGCAGGTGATGACCACCCCCGCCAGGGACAGGCCGCCGGTGATCAGCGCCACCAAAATCGCTTCACTCACCTGCGCCGCCTCCCCATAACCGGGCCATGGTCTTCTGTCCCACCACGCCGTCAGTGCCCAGCCCCACAGCGGTCTGATACTGCCAGACAGCTTGCTTTGTTTTCGGCCCGAAAATGCCGTCGGCGCTGCAGGGATACCCCTTTGCCGTCAAAAGCTGCTGCAGGCTGCGCACCGCCTCCCCGGCGCTGCCCTCCCGCAGGTAGGGGAAACGCAGGGAATACCCCTGTTCCTCCCCGGACGTCTCCTCCGGGACAGCCTTCTTTTTCAGTCCCGCCACCCGGGCGATGCCCTCCATGGTGGCGTAGGCAACCAGTTTGGAATAGCTATCCGTAACGATGACAGGGGCATCGGTCTTGCTGTCCATAAAGCCGTACTCCATAAGCACCGCCGGCATGTTGGTCAAACGCAGGATATCCCACGCCTTTTCCTGCAGCGGATCTGCCCGGTCGCCTTTCAGACCCCCGGCAGTGATGACCGCGTCATAAATGGCATCCCGGTAGGCTTTGCCCTTCTGAGATCCGGGATAGCTGTAGGCCACCGCACCGCCGCCGGCGCCGCCCCGGATACCGGCATTGTGGTGGATCTCAAAAGCGAAGTCCGCCCCCCAGCGGTTGGCTGCCGCCGCCCGGTCTGCCAGCTCGATGGCGGTCTGCCCGGTGGAGTCGTCCAGACGGAGGAGCTCCACCCCCTCATATTCCAGAGCCGCCCGGGCAAAGTGCTCCGCCACCCTGTGATTCAGCGTCCACTCCCGGATCTCTCCCAGTCCTATGTACGGCGGCACGCCGTTGGCATTCCCCAGCCAGTGTCCCGCCCCGTAAGCGATCTTAAACATACCCATTCCTCCTTACAGCAACGCCGCGATGTCAGCCCTGCCTGTGACGGTGACTGCTCCTGCATCGGCATGGACGGTATTGACCCCGGGCAGGGCGGGGACGGTCTCACCGGGCGCGAATGTCTCCCCGGCATAAGGCTCAAAATCGGTAGCCGCAGAGCCGGCTTCGATCTGAACGCGCACTCTGGCATTTTCCGCTGTTCCGCCGCTGCTGAACTGCACGATCACAGACAGCCGCGTGTCCTGGGTGAATTCCAGGGCATATGCCTGCCCTATGCTAAAATAGGAATATTGTGTCGTTCCTCCGATGGGAGAGATCCCTGAAACCACATTTACGCCGGACACCGTACCGCTGACGAGCTCGGTCTTCACCACATACTTGCCCGGTCGCAATAAGGGGGATGGGGTGATCTTCATTACCCCATTGGGAAAGGTAACATCTTGAAGCAAATAAATATTGTTGGCCGCCAGGGTAGAAACGCCGTTTATGATAACGGTATCGCCGTCGAGAACGGAGTCTATGCCGTAAGTATTATAGGTCACCTGGGTTCTCAGTTTCGCCAGATTCTTGCCGCAGCGGGTGATTTTTGCGGCCTCCGGCGCTGCCGTCACCATCAGGGGATACCCCTCCACAGGCCGGCAGGTCACCAAATTGCCGGTGGCCTCCAGCGGGGGGCAGAGCCGGTCAATGACACCCTTCACCGCCGCATCCAACTGGGTCTTGGTGGCAGAATCATCGTCTTCCCACCGGCAGACCCCATCATGGTCCAGCCATGCCCTTCCCAGTCCCGCAAAGTCAAACGCGATATCAAGATCCTCCCCGTTATAATGGACGGTGGCAGTGGAGGCGCGGTGGGTCTTGCCTTCCAGATTGTAATCCAGATAGGCCCGGATGCGCTCATCATTATCCAGCCACTCCCGCATCAAAAGATATTCGGTATCGCAGATGAACTTTCCTCCGGTATTCCCATTGCAGACCAGGTAAACTTCGTGGTCACGCTCTTCCACAAAGGCCTCTGCCATCTCCTGCCGGCTCACCGCGCCGATGTTCTCCCGGGCCTGCTGTTTTTGCGTCTCCGTCAACCCCTGGGCCGCGCCGAAGGATACGGAATCGGGATCGTCAACGGTGTAGGTCACCCCATTGACGGTCAGTGTTTTCATGTTTGCCATACTGTCCTCTCCTTATTTGCCAATGAGTGTAAAGCTGCCGTCACCGTTTTTTTGCCAGGACAGCCGCTTGTAGTCTCCGCCGCTGAGCTTCATCACAGGCGCGCCGTTCTGAATGGCGATCTCAAACAGAGGCGCCACGCTGGTGCCGCCCACCTTCAGGTGGTGCGCCGACAGCTCCGCATTGCTTACCGCCGTCCCGTTTTCGTGATCCGTCAGATAGAAAATGGGTCTTGTGCTGGAGGAAAGGCCGATGGTCTCCTTCCCCGCCTGTAAAAACCGCAGCATAGCGCCATCGATCTGCAGCTCTGCATCCCCTGCCACGGAGCGCAGCCTCTCCGCCACCAGATTCACCACCTGCACCACCGCCGCGTCGATGATGCCGCTCATGAGATAAGATGCGTTGACGTAAAGCTGGCCGTCCTCCATATAAAGCCCCTGGAGTTTTCCGTTCTGGGTGAGCTTGTTGAAAATATCCTGCTGGGTCTGTCCCTCCACCGCCTTTTGCGCCATGCTCCATGCCATCTGCTGCTGGGACGGGTCGTTCACTGCCTCCGCGCTGTCCCGGCGGTGGCTGCCGGTACAGGTGAGGGTCAGCTTTTGTCCGGCGGTGGTCGCGGTCATGGCATAGACCGTCAGAACCTTGCCGTTTTTGTCGGTCACCGACAGGATATCTCCAGCCCGGATCTCCAAAGTAGCGGGAACAGACACCCGGCAAGGGGTATAGCTCACCTGCGCCAGCCGGTCCAGAATGTTGTCTAGGGCCTTGCGGGTACTGTCGGAAATGCTGCTGAGCAGAGGGTTGCCGCTGATCACATAGACATTTGCCCCCTCTGCCACCTGGGGCCACCGGTATCCCTGTTCCCCATGGGAAAGCTGCAGCTGCGCCGCCTCCACCGGCAGAACATCGTATTGCTCATAGCTAAGCCCCTTTTGGAAGTAGGGAACGGTCTCGATGCAGCCGGAAAGCTGCAATGTCACATTGCCGTTTCCGTCGTCGGCGACCGTGAAACGGCGGCTGTCCAGCGCCACCGCGCCGTCACTCGCCCCGGCCAGGATATCCGGGGAGTCCAAAGTCAGCTCTCCTTCGTAACCGTCGTAGGCGATCTCATCAAAAAGCCCCTGCCGGTAACCGATGGCGTGGGTGGTCAAAGGGGCGTACCAGCCAAGGGTGATCTTTCCCTGGGCATCTGCCCGGCAGAAGCTGCACAGCACCTGCCCCACCCATTTCATCAGCTGCCGCCCGGTAATGCCGGAGGCAGAAAATTTTTCCACAGAAAAATCCTGATTGGGGGAATCTGCGGGGACAAAGGATACCCCGCAGGCATGGCAGACCATGGCGGCAAAGGTCAGAATATTGTAGGGCCAGCCGGTAAGTCCGGTGAGCCAGTCCGTCAGATCCTTGTCCAGTCTGATCATCCGGTCATAGCCGGTGATCTGCATGGTGTTGGCGGTGGCCCGGGTGGGCTTTTCCAGAATATAGATGCCCTGCTTGTGCCGGACGCCCGAATCCTCCACCCTGTACAGGGTCACCTCGTCCCCGGCGGTGAGGTCCAGCCCCCCCTGGGGGGTGATGAGCTTTGCCTCCAGAACACCGGCGCACACCGACCCCGGAGTCAGCTCCCCGTCGGCATTGACGCTCTGGGTCAGGGTCACGCTCTGAATGGCATGGGAGGCATCCGTTCCGGAAAACAGCTCTGTGCCGTCGGGCAGGATCAGTAAATTCCTTAGCATAGCGCCTCCTAACATTCTATGATGTGAAATTTCAGATTTTTATACAGCCCCAGCCGGGCGTCCCGGTAGGTGATACTGTGGTCGGCGCAGTAGGCCCGGCAGCTTTTCCAGCCGCCGTCGGCGTCTTGATAACGGAAGGTAAAGGTCTGCTTGCCGGCAAAAAGACCTCTCAGATAGGCATACTCCTCCGCCGTGAGCCAACTGTACTGAAAGCCCCAGCTTCCCACCCGTTCCCGGACCAGGATACGGTGCATATAACCGCTTTCATCCCGGCCGGAATCGCTGTGGTCCAGGTCGGTAAAGGTCATCTCCACATCCGCGTCGGGGAGCAGCAGGGGTCTGCCATCCACCAGATATTTTTCAAAGTATCTCACAGTACCCCTCCTCTGATAATGGCCTGCCGGCGCTGATACCGGGTCATGGCGCTGCCGATGACCTCGTCTCCGATGGAGATGCCCAGCACCGCCTCCAAAATATCCTTCTGCACCCCTACCGATGCTTCAAAGCCTGCCAGAATGGCATCGGTCTGCCCCTGCATCACCGCCGCCACCGCCTCCTGGATGGTGGTCAGGGGGGCTTCTACGTTTGTGCCGTGCTTTTGGTCGCCCACCACTGCCATAAAGGGACGGTTGGCAGGCAGCACCGCGCCCTGGGCCAGATAGGGGATCTGAGGCATGGTCACCGTCTGCAGAGAAAAACGCAGACGCTGTCCGCCGATCACCGGCAGCCAGTCGGGCAAGGTAAAGCTCAGCCGGTTGATGCCCCGGATGGCCCCATTCAGTCCCGTACCCACGGCGCTGAGCAGACTGTTGATAAAGCCTATGATGCCGTTGACGGCATTTTTCAGAAACACCCGCAGATTGCCAAAGATCCGGCTGACGGTGTCAAACGCGCCCTGGGCAACGCTGCCCAGACCGGAAAATGCCGCCTGACAGCCCTGGGTGGCAGCCAGGATCCCCAGGATCACCGCGCTGATGAGGTTGCCGGGCTGGACAAGACCGCTCAGGCTCTTGCCGAACAGACTTGCCGCCAGACTGCCGCTGCCTGCATTTCCCTCAAAAAGCGCCAGCGCCGTGTTGACCCCGGCGATGGTCAGGGCGATGACACCGGCGGTTTTGGCAAGCCCCTCCACCGTTCCCCGGTTATCACTGATCCAGGCGCTGATGCTCCGGAGCTTCTCCGTAAGGCCCTCCAGCACCCACAGCACCGCGTCTCCCACAAATCCGGCAACAGGCTCCAAAAACGTCTCCCAGAGCCAAATAAGGGCGGGGCGTACTGCGACGATCACCTCGCCCAGCAGCTCCAGGCCGGAGCGGAGCAGCTCCAAAAACCGGGGCAGCGCCTCCTCCACGGTCCACCTGGAAAGGGGCACAAACAGGTTGTGCCACGCCCATTCCAGGCCATCAAACACATGCCCGCCCAAAGCCGCAAGGGCCTTACCCAGCCGCAGCAGTCCCGCCTCCAGATTGAAAAGCCGGATGTCCTCCAGGGCTCTGAGCATTTTCCCCAGCCGGTCCAGAAACAGGGCCTTGTCCCAGTCCAGGGCAAGAACGTTGTCCGCCGGGGCATCACTTTCCGCGGAGCTGCCGCCGCTACCGGAGGAAACGCTGCCGCTGAGCCGCTCCAGCCGGTCAAAGGATGCCAGGGAACGCTTTGCCGCCTTGCCTGCGGCAGTCACAGTCTCGGCGGTCTTCTTCAAAACTTTGTTGCCTGCCTCCACTCCCAAAAGGGCGCTGAGGATCTCCCCCACCGTCCGGACGAACCGGGTCACCGCCAAAACGGCAGAATTCAGCATAGGGATAAAGATCTGCCCCAGGGGGGTCAGTGCCTCCCCGATGGCAGAGCGCAGACTGCCGAGGCGTATCCGCAGCTGCTGCAGGTCTTTGGAAAGACCCTCTGCGCCGGTCGCCGCCTTTTTCATAAAGTCCAGTACCTGCCAGGCGGCAAACGTCTCCACAATGGAGGTTTTCAGCCGGGACAGGACTTTTTCCAGCCCTCCCAGAGAGCCGGTGACCTCCTCCACCTGGGCAGTCAATTCTCCACTGCCCAGATCCAGAAGGATTTCCTTGTTATTTGCCATATATTCACCTCCCGCGCAGCGCGCGGTATTTATACGCATAAACGAATTGACAATTGAAAATTGACAATGGACAATGGTGGTGTCGGCATAGGCCGACAGATTAAAATCATCGGCAAAGCCGATACCTTAATTGTCAATTGTCCATTATCCATTGTCCATTACTTATGCGTCCAAGCGTCTCAAAAGCCGTTCCTTTTCCTCCCGGGAAACGGGGTCTTCCCGGCGTTTGAGGATCACCTGATCCTTGTTCTGCCGGTAAAATTCCTGCTCCCAGCCGTCCAGCTTTTTGCCCCGTGCCAGCTTGTCCCGTATGGATACCAGGGTGAGAAAGCTCCCCTCCCCCATGGCGTGGAACCAGCTCAGGAACGTCCACCAGTGGACAAAGCGCTCCTGCCGCAGTTCCCGTCCGGCGGCCTTGTTCACCCCGGCCATGATGTGCCGGGCATCCTGCTTCCAGGAAAAGAGCCGGGGGCCACCCGGCCCTTCCTCCTCGCCCGCCCGCAAAAACCGGGCAAGGTACTCCATGGCTTCCTGCAGATCCTTCTTTTCCACCGTTTCCTCGTAGAAAAGCTCCAGGGCGACGCGCCAGCGCAAAAATTCCGGCAGCTCCTGCCGTTCCAGCCAGGAGAATATCTCCAGAATGTTCCGGAAATCCGGGCGCAGGTGATATTGCTTTTGGCCGATGGTTGCCGTTACCGGCAGCTGATAGCCGGTCATTTCCCCGCAGCCTGCCGGGCGCACCGCTCCACACCGGCCTCCAGAATATCCTGCAGCGCGGCAAAGAGGTTGGTCACCACCCGTTCCCCGTTGGCTCCCACCGCCAGCAGGTTGACCCCCTCCAGCAGTACGTCAAAATCGTTGCCCGGGCCGAATACCCAGCCCAGCACCTGTTTCATTTCCCTGTCTGCCGCATGGAGCAGCCGGATGGGGTCTGCCCCCTGGTCTTTTGCGTCCTCCACCAGCTTTTTTTCGATGTCCACAAGCTTCTCTTCCGCCTGGGTCAGCCGGGCATACAGGTTGGGGTCGCCGGGGTGAAACCGCAGTACGCCCCCACCCAGACGGTATTCCTCCATGCCGCTGTCAAACTTGATCTTCTTCATAACTTGCCTCCCGGTGGTATCTTTCCATGTTTTTCGTAGGGACAGGCCTCCGGACTGTCCGCCAAACGGGTCGTCGAGGGCGCCGACCCCTACAACGTCCAACCCACATTTCCCCTCGTAGGGGCGGATATCATCCGCCCCTACGGTTTCTAACGAACATCTCAGACAACCAACATCATTGTCCATTGTCCATTATTCCGCGGTAAAGGTCTTGGTGTCCACGTTGAACGTGCCCTTGACCCGGCTGCCGGTGTAGTGCAGCTTAAAGGGGATCTGATAGCCGGTGGTATCGCCGCCATAGGAGACCACCTCGATGATGACCTCCTCCTTGTAGGCGGGGAAGCCGCCCTCGGACTCCTCCCACAGCTTCACCTCCACCACGTCGGTCTTGAGCTGATCCAGAACCTGCTGGTCGTCGATGATGGCCTGCAGTCTTGCGAACAGACCGCTGCCGCTCTCGGCGTAGTAGGGCTCCACAGAGCCGGACTTCTCATAGCCGGAGATCAGCACCGCCGTCTCACCCAGGATATTCTTCTTGGTGTCCACCTGAGCAGACAGCTCGGGGCTGTACTCCTCCAGATCCTTACCCAGGCGCTCGTAGACCGCCTCGCCGCTCTGGGCGGTGTTGATATAATGGGCCAGAAACTTGCGTTCGATTTTTGCCATATGTTCCACCTCACATGATTTTTGTAAATTCCACGGTCAGCTTGACTGCAAAGGCTGCGGCGGACTGGGAACGGCTGACCAGCTTTCCCTTTTCCGCCCGGATGGTCTCGGTTTCCGGCGCATCGCCGAAACCGGGGCTTTTTTGCTCCATGACCCAGCGTTGCAGCTCCAGGAGCCATCCGGCTTCCTCCTCATTTCCGGCGGCCACCCGGCGTAGGGCAAACTCCGCCTGATATCGGGTCTGCACCCGGCCCAACAGGTCTTCCCGGCGGCTCAACTGGGTCACCCCCAGAGGAAACAGCCCGATTGACCCGGTTTTCGGGCCGGTGGAGTCCGTTTCCAGCTCCCCCTGCCACAGGGGAAACCCCTGTAAAAAGGCCCGCATTTTCTCCAAATATTCCATGCCTATCTCCTCCGTGTTTACTTCCTGCCTGCCTCGGTGTGGCACAAAGGGCCTGTATCATACCGGGTGACGTAGGCCGCCTGAGAAAGCCCCGGCACATTCACCGGCAAAAAGCGATCCCAGTCCACCTCCTCCGGTCCAACACCGTCGTAGACCCGGTCGCCGGGAGCGATGGGATCCAAACCGGGGATCAGGAGCAAAAATTGTGTCTCCTCGTAGATTCCCTCCGGGCGTTCCTCCCGGACGCTCTGGTACTGATAGAAGCAGCCTTCCAGCACCCGGCGCTCCACCGAGGTTTCCCCGAGGTGGTACACCGTCACCGTTCTGTCCTGCAGCATCAGCCCACCCCCCGGCAAATATCCAGATAGATCCCCGCCCGGCGGTAAAGCTCCCGGGAAAGGCTCACATCCTCCCGGTAACGCACCGTCACAGATCCGGCGGTGGCGGCGCTGATACGGTCAGCCTTCTGACCCTCATACACCGCCTCCGCCATGGCGCACACCGCCATGGACCGGGAATCCGGGCCGGGACAGCTCACCTCACAGCACCGCTCATAGCCTGCCAGTACCGCCTCCGCCCGGGCGGCGCAGCCGGGGAAAGCCTTTTCCGGGACGGTGCTGCCCAGGTATGTATTCACATAGAAATCATAGCTGACCAAAGACAGCACCCTCCTCTTACTGGGTAATGGCGATGTCCTTCAGGACAGCGGCCTTCAGGGTGTTCTTCAGGGCAACGCCTGCCACCAACTCCACTTCGCCGGTCTTCACAGCGCCGGGAGCGGTCATATCGGGCATATAGCTGGTGATAACACCGGTGCCCACGGGGCTGATGCCGTGGAAGCCGTCCAGACCCAGACAGACCGCATAGATGGCAGTCCTGCCGTCCTCGGTGGGGATGATGTCCACGATCTGCTGGCCGTCAAAGTACTGGCCCATATCCACCATGGGAATGCCTGCGTAGGTCTCCACAGTGTTGCCGAAATCGTCCTTGGTCCGGTCGTAGTAACCGGCGCGGCGGGCGATGGAGCGCAGCTTGGTGAGCATAGCCCGGTTCATCAGCAGCATGGAGGGCTGACCGTCCAGCACACTGATAAAGGCGTCCATCTCGTCCAAAAATGCGTTGTAGTTCTCGTCCAGCTCGGTGGAGGAGGACAGGCTCACCTGGGCGGTGATCTCATTCTGTGTGCCGGAGATCAGCTTCTTCAGGCCGTCAAAGCCGCCTTCCTCCGCGTCGCCGTTGATGACCATGTTGTGGAAGAAGTTGGCGGTAGCCTTGATCTTCTGCTCTGCCTGGAATGCCACCTCATCGGCAGCGCCGGAGGTATTCTGCAGGACTCTGTCCACCTGGAAAGAGCCGCCCATAATGGCAGCGGAGGTGGTCTTCTTCTCCCGCTTTGCCTCGCCGGGAGTGTACTCGCCGCCCACAGTTCTGACTGCGGCGGTGGAGGGGGTCTTCAGCTGAATGTAGCCGTAGGTCAGGGTAGAACCGCCGGTGCCGGGGCTGATGCAGTTGTCAAACACCATGCCGTCCAAAAGCTGAGAGCTGCGGCGGAACATATCCACGATCTGCTGATCGACCTTGTCGGCCATGCCGACCTTTGCTTCCAAAAGTGTGATTGCCATAACTGTTTACTCCTTTGCGTATTTTTCCCGCAGCGCGCCGGCTAAAGTGCCGGGGGCATTGGGGGGTGTGATGCCGGTGCCGGGCAGCGCGCTGTACACCGGCAGACCGGGTGTCTGAAAGAGGTACTCATGCTCCTTTTTCAGCTCCTCCAGAGAATCGCTGAGGGCTGCGGAAAGATCCTCGCTCTTTCCGATGGCCTCCATGTCCAAAAGGGCGGTGATGGCCTTCACATTCCGGCCGCCGGCATTGCGCACTGCCTCGTTCAGGGCAGATTCCAGCCGGATCCCCGCAAGGACGGCAGCATGCTCCTGGGTGGCGCGGTTAAACTTATCTTCCCACTCCTGGGCGGCGCCCCGGGCCTGCTGGATGTCCTTGCCGTTTTCCGCCATGATGGCATCGATGATCTCCTTGGGAAGCGCCTGCTCCCCTACCTTCAGACCTTGCAAAAATTCCCGCTTCATGTGATCCTTTCTGCCGCTACGCTTTGTTGACGGGGGTGGCATCCCCCACGGCCGGAGTTGTTTTACGCCCACCCCAAGGCAAATTTATTTAAATAATCGACAATTGAAAATTGAAAATGAAGGTGTCGCAAAGCGACGGATTTAAACAAGTCCGCAGAGCGGACACATTCATTGTCCATTGTCCATTATCCATTGTCCATTCCTGTGGGCATAAACCGTTCTCTAATTGCCTTTCTCTCCTCCGGCGTGCCGGCGGGCATTTGAAACCGCCAGCCCAAAGCCACCTCCGGAGCAAGCAGGCCCTTGTCCACCATAGCCATGCACTGCTCCCAGCGCTTGTCCTCCTCGTGGAGGACCCCGTTGCCCCAGTCGATCTTGATCTGACCGGACTTTGCCCCGGAAATACCGTAAAGCCTGCCCAGGATGGCGCACAGCCGGGCGGTCTCCCGGACGGCAGCTTCCCACATTCTCTGGAAGTCCATCACCGTCAGGTTGAACTCTCCGTCGCTGGAGGACACCTCGGTGGCAGTACGCTTGTCCACATTCACATCCGCCAGCATGCCCCGGCGCAGACCCACCACGCTCTCCACATTCCGCAGATATTCCTGCTTGCGGCTGCGGTAAGATCCCTCCCGCAGCTCCGGAGAGAAAATGTGGATGCCCACCCGGTCTGTATCCTCGTCCAGACCCACGAACAGCTCGTCTGCCAATTCCCCGTCCCGGAGCATATCCCGGGAGGTGACGATGCGGCTCTGTCCCCGGCGGAACTCGCCGCAAAGCTGGCGCTCATTCTCGTTGATCCTGTCGATTAGATCCGCCGCAGCGGCGTAAACGCTCACCGCATCCCTGGAGCCGTCTACGCAGTTGAGCATGGGGGTCTTCACCGCCACCAGACCCACCGAGCCTACGGGCTGGGGGAAGGTAAATTTTTCCGGCAGCGCCCGGAACTCCGAAACCTGGGTCAGAGGCACTTGGCTGCCCAGATTCTGCCGGTCGCCGCTGGAATACAGGGTGTTTTCAATGGTGAGATACCCCTTTTCGTCCACCCGGCGGCGCTCCAAAAGGGTGTAGTACCGGTTGCCGGCGCAGGACTGGGCCACCGTACCCATGTCGGTGATATTGCCCTCCAAGTCTCTGCCAAAAACCAGCGCATTGTTCCGGGGAATGACAGCGAACCGGAAACCATCCTTTTGGGGCAGGGGCTTGAGAAAGCTCTCGCCGCCCACCAGCGCAAGCTGCACTGCCTGGGCGCGGCAGCCCTCCAGGCTCCGGAGCAGCCGCTGGCCGAAAGCATCGTCACACTCCGCCGTATACTCGGAAAACACCGTCCGGGTGAGCTTGCTCACCAGGGTGTAGGCGATGCGCTGACAGGGGTCGTCCCCGCCTTCTCCGTAGTACAGCCGAAACCACCGGTCGATGGCCTTTTTTTGCCGGTCGGTGGTGATGTCCGCCGCCCCGAACGCCTGCTGATAGCCGTAAATATTCATGCTTTCCCTCCTGTTTTTCTCATGCCCCGGTGCAGACCCCGGACGTAGCTGCGCAGGACTTCATTTTCCCGGCGCAGAGCTTCATTTTCGGCAGCCAACTGCCGGTTTTCCAGAAGCACCGTCTGCTTTGCCCACATGGGCAAAAAGTTATCCACGAGCCACTTTTTCATATAACCCTCCTAATTTCTACACGCCCAAGCCTTCTCCTTGGGGAGAAGCCTTATGCCTAATTCCATACATTGTCCGTTCTCCCCATCACCGTCTGGCAGAAGTATCTGACCTCGTCCATGGCGTGATCGTTTTCTTTCCGGGGGCTGTCCCCGGTCTCCTCCCAGCAGTACTGGGAAAACTCCCGGATGCAGTCCCGGCAGGTTGGGCTGATCAGCAGCCTGCCCTCCCGCAGGAGTCTGGTCACGGTGCCGATGCCGGGGATCACGGCATTTTTCGCCCGGCGCACCCGCAGTCCCCGCCGCCGCAGGGCGGTGATAAAGGAGGACGCCGAGGGGTCAACGATCACCGCCTCGATGGGCTTCTCCCCCGCCAGACGGAGGATGTCCTCGCAATACTCCCAGTCGGTACGCAGGCGGCCTGTTTCCCGTCCGTTGTAGTAGAATTCCCCCACCCGGAAAGCCTTTCCCTCCGCAACGCACCACAGTCCCGCGGAAAAGGGATTCAGCGTGCCGTAGTCCACGCTGACAAAGTACCGTCCCCCCGGGGGGACATGCTCTGTCACATGCTGATCCGGGTCAAATTCATACACCAGTCCCTCTGCGCCGCACCACTGTCCCCGGACGAAACGCCGGTAGAAATGGCCGGTGTACAGGCTCTCATACCTGCGCCGTATCCGCTCCTCCAGCGCCGGATTGTCGTCCATGGTGAAGTGGAGATACAGCGCGTTTTTGCTTTTCGCCTTGCAGATCCACTCCTTGTAAAACCAGTGCTCCGGGGAGCCGGGGTTACAGGAAAACCACATTTTCGAGCCGCTGACGGAGCAACGGGCGCAGGCCTGCTCCACAAAAGACCGGGGCATCAGCACCACCTCGTCCAGCAGCACCCCGGCAAGGGTAATGCCCTGGATCAGGGCCGCCGCTCCCTCGTCCTGTCCGCCGAAGAGGTAGTAGGTGTTTTGGATATCGCCGCAGCGCACGGTGATGCGGTTGTCTGCCCGGTGCTCCGTAAATTCCAGCACCCCGCCCAGCCAGCTTGGCAGGTGGATGATGACGTTCCTGCGCAGGCTGGAGATGGTCTTGCCGCAAAGGGCGAAGACCTCTCCGTGAAACGACCCCATGCTCCACAGGAAAAACCCGGTGACCATAGCCAGGGTCTTGCCGGAGCGCACCGCCCCGTCGCAGATCACCGCGTCACGGTTTTTCAGATTCTGCCTGTTCCACCAGGTCATCGCCGCCAACTGCCTGGGGCTGAGGGTCTTGTACTCCATGTAAATTTCCTTTCGTGGCGCTGAGGATCGCCTGCAACAGATCGCTGTTGCCGGGGGCAGGATCGCCGTCCAGCTCCCCTCTGGCCCGCATCAGCAGCTCCAGCGCCTTGAGCTTATCGTAAAATTTCACTTTCCACACGCCCCCGGACTGTTCCAGTCCGGCGATGGCGGCAGCGGCATCCGAATCCCAGCGCACCACCTGCCTGCCATCCTCCTCCCGGAGCACGTCGGTGGCCCGGGCCAGGGCGATGGCCTGCAGTTCTTCCATAGCTGACCGCAT